CATATGTTGTTGGGGGAATTAAGCAAGATCTTAAGAAAGATTCTTTTGCAGGATTCAAACTGTAATCAATTATACAAAATAAATCTATAATATAATATACGTTCATTTGCTATTTGCAAATAGCAAACGGAAGTAGGGAAACTGAAGGAACGCACCAATACTCATAAAGTAAAGGAGCAAACCTATGGCATTGATTTTAATTAAGCAAAAGATGCTTAAAGAGATGAAATTAAAACAGGCACAACTTATAATGGCAATGAAATGAATTAAGAGGGTCCTTGTGACCCTCTTTTTTTATAAATAACTAAAAAGGTTTTTTGTGTCATGGTAGGATTAAATAACATTAGAGAAGCATACCAGCAAGTGTACTCTCAACTTGATGAGAGAATGGATCCAGAAGAGAGGGCACTGAGAAGAGCAGAGATTGCTGATAAAAAGGCAAGTAGAATGGATTCTAAGGTTGCTGCTAAGTATGCAGGATCTGAAGCAAAGTCTGCAGAAAGAGAAGATAAGAAATCAAGAGGCAAGCATATTCATGGGATGGCAGATTCTGTAGAGTTGGATGGTGATCTTGTAGATGAAGCAAAAGACGATTCATATCTTGAGACTGATATGAAGAAGCGTCAGAAGAATAATGAAAAAGCAATTGAGGCAATGAAGAAGACCAAAGCACATGCTGATATGGTCAAAGCAGCTAGAAAGCACTTTGAAGAGGTTCAGACAGAAGAGTCTTATATGGATTATGCAAAGCGCAAAAAAGCAGAGACAAAAGATACTAGAATGACTGTAACTGCTGCTGATAAAAAGGCCAATACTACTGCATGGCAAAAGTATAAGGCAGGAGATAAGAGATATAAATCTGCCTCTCATGTTGGAGAAGAAACTCTTCTTGAGAGACCTCTTGATACTGCAGAAAAAGGAGAAAAGGAAAGACTTGTAAAGGGAATGAAAAAGTCTGCAACAGACTTTAAGAAGAGATATGGAGAAAGAGCAAAGTCCGTGATGTATGCAACTGCCACAAAGATGGCAAAGCACAACATGGATACTTCAAAGTCTGATCGTAGATATGCAGTGGAGGAAACTTCTATGGAAGAGTCTGTAGATGTGGAGAACAGGAAGAAAGGTCCAAGAACTCCATCTCAGTTAGCTAAGAGAGAAAAGTTAAAAATGCTAATGGACAAAATTAAGTCCGATAAAAATAGTGAGTCTAACTAAAAAACAAAAACAAATAATTATTGTCAGTACAATTACATCTGTAGTTATTTCTACATTATCTCAATGTACTGGAATAAAGGAAAATAGTCTGTGGGATTTATTTGATGAAGTTCAAAGAAAATTCTTCCCACAGACTATTTTTAATGAATTAGTCATAAAGGATCCTGAGAAACTAGAAAGGAGGATCAGAAGAGATGTTGATAAGGCAATAGAGGACTATGAGAGGTGGGAGTCCTCTCTGCCTCCTAGGATGACCAATAAGACCATCCTGAAGGGTCTAGAGTCTCCCAGGTTCACTGACACCCAGAGATTGATCGTGAAGGATGCCATTTACTATGAATGCCCAGGAGGAGTCATGGGCATCAGAGGAGTATGGGTTGACAAAGATCCCAACTGTAATTAGAATCACTCTGTTAGGTTTGAAGATAAATAATATCTCTTGAAGATTCTTATATGGCTTATGATAACCCTTGGAGATATCTTGGGGAAGTATTTGACACAGAACACATAGAGGATAATTATGGATTTGTTTATCTTATAGAATGTTCTGAGACAAATCGTAAATATCTAGGAAGAAAATACTTTTGGTCTCATAGAAAACTTAAGGGCAAAAAAAGAAAGACAAAACAAGAAAGTGATTGGAAAAATTATTATGGGTCTTGTCCTGAACTTAAGGAAGATGTAGTTAAGTTTGGTAAGGATAAATTTAAGAGAACTATATTATCTCTTCATAAGACGATAGGCAAAACGAATTATGAAGAGACTCGTCAACTATTCTTAAACAATGTCTTAACTGAATCTCTTGACAATGGGGTTCCTAGGTACTATAATAGTAATATTCTAGGGAGGTACTTCAGGAAAGATTATTATGAACAGATCTCAAATGAAGAGGATGTGTCAACTCAAAGTTGATAGCATGGTAGATAGAATGCATGAACTTTGTGCTCAAGGACGAGATGCTGATGCCTCTGCTTTGTATGATGAAATTAGAGATTGGGTACTAGAGAATAATGATATAGAAGTTCTTTCTCTAGAGTATATTAATGGACAATTTAATAATTGCTAAATAATCACTCATAATGATTTTTATGATGAGTCTTTGATTATGAAATAGAGCCCAGGAAGGTGCCCTTCGAGAGAGGTGGTGTACCCCCCTTCTATTGGGATGTAGAATTCAATTAATTTTAATGCTTTTTAAGACACTTTCAATTATTGCTTTTGGTCTTGTGGGAATAGCACCCCTAACAGCAGAAGCAGCAAGCGGATGTTCCCTTGCTTCACATTATGGAGTTGGTGATGGATATCATGGTCAAACAACTGCCAATGGAGAAAGATACAATGCATATGGACTATCAACTGCACATAGATATCTTCCCTTTGGAACTAAATTAAGAGTAACAAACCAATCAAATGGTCGTTCTGTTATAGTTAAGGTAAATGATAGAGGACCATTTGTTGGTGGTAGATCACTTGACTTGTCCTATGGGGCATTTAGTAAAATAGCATCTCCTGGACAAGGGGTTGCCAATGTGTGTTATAGTAGAGTATAATACACACACTTGACAACTAAATATCAGGGAGGTTATAATCCTCCCATAGACATGCGAGATTAGTTCAGTGGTAGAACGCTATCCTTCCAAGTTAGATGTCAGGGGTTCGAATCCCCTATCTCGCTTCCCCCATAAATTGGGGAATACCATAAATAACCTTTGTAGTTATAATTCTTAACAAACTATATGATTATTCAAAAAACTATCATTGCCACAGTTGCTGCTGCTTCTCTTGCTGCTCCTGCAATGGCACAAGTCACCAGTGTTTCTCAACTGCGTGATGTCCAACCTACAGAATGGTCCTATCAGGCAGTTTCTAATCTGGTGTCTCGTTATGGTTGTGTTGCTGGTTTCCCCAATGGAACTTTTCAGCCTGGGCAACCTGCAACTAGAGCACAACTTGCTGCACTGACTAATGCTTGCCTTGATCGTATTAGTGAGTTTCAAAGTGCTTCTGATGCACAACTTGCTGCTGCTCTTCGTGCAGAGTTTGCAAAAGAACTTGCTGCTACCAATACTCGTGTGACAGCACTTGAAGTTGCTGCTGCTCAAAAGGCACAAGGTGTTGGCAACTATCTTGGTGCTGGTGTTCTTCTGAATCAGCAAGGTGTTGCTGGTAATGGATTTGGTGCTCAACGCACTATCTCTGGTGCTACTATTCAAGCACGTTATACAGCAAAGAACTTCAGTAATCTAAATGCAGTTTCTGTTCGTCCTTATGCTAATCTAGTAGGCACTCCTGCTGGTCAGATTGGTGCAGGTGGTGGTGCTCTAGTTTCTTATGACTGGAGTATTTCTCGTGCCAAGTCTGGTGTAAGTCGTGCTAATATCTATACTGGTGTTGGATATCAGATTCCTTTTGTGAATAATACTGCTGCTAACTATCAGTCTGCTGTTGGCAATCGTGGTCAAGTTGTTCTTGCTTTGGGTGTAGAAGGTCGTCTGACCAACTCTCTTGTTGGTTTTGCTGATCTGAAGTTCCCTACTACTAATACTTCAGGCACTGGAACTTATTCTCCAGTATTTACTACTGGACTTGGTTTCAAGTTCTGATAAAATCGGGAGAGAAATCTCCCTTATCGTGGGTGAGTGTAAAGGTAGCACAGAAGTCTCATAAGCTTCAGGAGAGGGTTCAATTCCCTCACCCGCCATTATAAAAGTTGATGTAATTGCCATGCTAACAATAAGATGTAAAAACTGTAATCAAATATTAGAATCGCACCCATCACAAACTAGATGTTGTGGGTGTGATAATATGACAAGTATAAAAGGAGAAACTATCACTGCCCTAGACTTGACAAAGGTGGAGATAGTGAGTAATATAGTAAGGAAAGAACCAAAACAGGTCTTATCTAAAGAAGATCTTTCTTTTCAAGAAACAAGAAAAAATCGTAAAATTAGAAAACTGGAGTTTGAAATTAGATGAACTGGGAATCCCCAAATATTTCAAAAGGTGATGTTGAACTTATTGTGGTTGCACTAGATGAGTATCTATACACTAATGATGAAGTTTTGGAAAGAACCAAATTAGAGAGAATAATTCATAGGCTTGAAGATCATCTGAGTAAATTTTAATTAAGTATAAATTAATACCAAGTGTAAATAGTACTTCTATGCTTGACAAAAATGGATCAACACACCTATAATAACTGGGTAAAGATTAAAGCAACATTTGAAGCCTCTGGAAATACTAATAACATGTTCTATAAAAGATCATGTGAAATAGTAAAAACTAAAAAAGATCCTTTTGACAAATTATTTAATCATGAGAACAATTTCAATTCATGAACTTCAAGAAAACTTTGAATACTTTATTGATGAAGTTGAATCAGGAAAATCTTTTATAGTTTCAAGCGAAGATGGATGCGTTGTTCTTCTTCCATATAATAAATATAAAGAAGCAAAGGAAACTTATGAATGCTTTTGCAATCACAATGATGGTTGCTAATTAGGTTATGGGACTGTTGCTTATTGGTTAAAGCCCTCTGCTTATAACGGAGTGAACGGAGTTCAATTCTCTGCAGTCCTACCTTGGGAGCATAGCTTAATGGTTAGAGCGGGCTCCTTATAAGGGCTTAGTCTGGGTTCAACTCCCAGTGTTCCCATATAACTTCTAAAAGTTATAAATATTATTACACTACATTAAAACAATGACTTACCTTCATATTCAACAAAAGAGTGATTATAGTTCCATTACCTGCTGGTTTATGGAGGAATCCCTTTTGGTTGTAAATATGGTAAGTTAAAGTTAAAAGAACAAACCATAAAAGCAATCAAGAGGGAGAATCCAAAAGGTTCTCCCTCTTTTTTATGCCTTGTGCCACTTGTTCAACTGGTAGTGTCATTCCCCACTGGGGTCCAAACCCTGGTATATTACATGAGTTGGTGAGGGAAGCAGTCCTCAAGGAACCTAGACAACTGAATAATACCATATCACATGGGTCTGTAACTCAATGGTAGAGTACCGGGCTTTTAACCTGTTAGTTGTGGGTTCGAGTCCCACCAGACCCATTGTGGGAGAGTGGCTACTGTTGGCAATATGTGTGGCTGCAGTCTGTAAAACTGTTACATAAGAACCATCGGGGGTTCAATTCCCTCCTCTCTCACTATGGCCCATTAGCTTAGTGGTTTAAAGCGCCTCTCTGTCCAAGAGGAGATCAGGGGTTCAAATCCCCTATGGGTCGTGTGGTCCCATCATCTAGAGGTTAGGATACCAGATTTTCAATCTGGGCACACGGGTTCAAATCCCGTTGGGACTACTTTGGGAACATAGCTCCAACTGGTAGAGCACAGGACTGAAGATCTTGGTGTTGTCGGTTCAAGTCCGACTGTTCCCTCTTTGGAAACATAGCTTAGTTGGTAAAGCATTCGACTGATAATCGAAAGACCACTGGTTCGAGTCCAGTTGTTTCCATTCCCTTTATGGGGAAATTTAGAAAGGTGGCCGAGTGGTTGAAGGCAAAAGTTTGCTAAACTTTCGGGGGAGAAATCCCCTCAAGGGTTCGAATCCCTTCCTTTCTGCCTAGTGAGTTGTCCGAGTGGTTTATGGTGCAATCTTGGAAAGATTGTGAGGGTAATGCCTCCAGAGGTTCGAATCCTCTACTCACTGTTTGATTGTGTAGTTCAGTTGGTAGAACGCTTCTCTCATAAGGAAGTCGTCGGTGGTTCAAGTCCACCCACAATCACTGTGTCGTTAGCCTAGTGGTTAAGGCATCTGTTTGTGGAACAGAGGAGATGAGTTCAATTCTCATACGACACCCCGCCCGATAAGCATTGTGGTGATGCAGCAGTTTAGTAAACTGCAGAGAACAGTTCAATTCTGTTATTGGGCTCTTTGTTCAGGTGGCAGAGTGGTCAAATGCGGAAGTCTGCAAAACTTCTATTACCGTGGGTTCGAATCCCACCCTGAACTCCTAATCCAGAATCGACTAACTGGCAGGTCAGCACCCTTTGAAGGTGTACGTCTAGGTTCGAATCCTAGTTCTGGAATTGTCCATGTAGCCCAATGGAAGAGGCAATAGACTAAGGATCTATTTGTTGGAGGTTCGAATCCTCTCATGGACACCTTGTTGGGTTGGTGCAATTGGTAGCATCTTGGTCTCCAAAACCAAAGATCAGAGTTCAAGTCTCTGACCCTTCGCCTATCCTCTTAACTCAGTGGACTAGAGTGCTTGGCTACGAACCAAGAAGTCGCAGGTTCAAATCCTGCAGAGGATGTTGACATTTATAATCTGATGTTTTAGAATAGTTGAAAATATCAGATTATATGAAAGTAGCATTAATTACTGGAATTACTGGTCAAGATGGATCTTATCTTGCTGAACTTCTGTTAGACAAAGGTTATGAAGTTCATGGTATTGTAAGAAGATCTTCATTGATCAATACTCATCGTATAGATCACATTTATGGCAAATTAAATCTTCATTATGGAGATCTATCAGATTCAACAAGTTTGATTAGAATTGTACAAGAAGTTCAACCAGATGAAATTTATAATCTTGGTGCTCAAAGTCATGTAAAAGTTTCTTTTGAGGTTCCTGAATATACTGGACAAGTTGATGGTCTTGGAACCCTAAGAGTTTTGGAAGCTGTTCGTCTTCTTGGCATGGAAAAGAAGACCAAAATTTATCAGGCATCTACATCTGAACTATTTGGTCTTGTTCAGGAAATCCCACAAAAAGAAACTACTCCATTTTATCCAAGATCTCCATATGGAGTTGCTAAGATATATGGATATTGGATTACTAAGAATTATAGAGAATCATATGGAATGTATGCCTGCACAGGCATCCTCTTTAATCATGAGTCTCCACGTAGAGGTGAAACATTTGTGACTAGAAAGATTACTATTGGACTTTCTAGAATTTCTAGTGGATTGCAAGATTGTCTTTATCTAGGTAATCTAAATGCAAAAAGAGATTGGGGTCATGCTAAAGATTTTGTGAGGGCAATGTGGTTGATGCTTCAGCAAGATTCTCCAGATGACTATGTGATTGCTACTGGAGAGCAATATTCAGTCAGAGAATTTGTAGAAGAAGCTGCTCCATACTTTGGTATGAATATTGTATGGGAAGGTGAAGGTTTGGATGAAGTTGGATATGATACTAATACTGGCAAAATTGTCATTAGAGTCAGTCCTAAATATTTCAGACCTGCTGAGGTAGAGACCTTGTTAGGTGATGCCACTAAGGCAAAGGAATCTTTAGGTTGGGAACCTGAAATTTCTTTTAAACAATTAGTT